ATGCCGCCGAAAAGACGTAAATTTCAGAGACCACTCGGCGAACGGCGCTATCGAAAACTGTTCGTCCTCGCGGTTGAAGGCGTCAAGACCGAGCCACAGTATTTCGCCATTTTCAACGATCAACATTCGGTGATCCGAGTGAATTGCTTGAAAGGCAATCATGACAGCTCGCCGCTACAGGTCTTGAAGCGCATGGAAGACCACCTCAAGCAGGAAGCACTGAGAGCCTCGGATGAGGCATGGCTGGTGGTGGACAAGGACCAGTGGACCGATGAGCAGTTGGCCCAGCTTCACGCATGGTCGCTGGGGCATGACAATTACGGATTTGCCCTCAGTAATCCCAAATTCGAGTATTGGCTGCTACTCCACTTTGAAGACGGCACAGCTATCGGTTCGTCACGTGAGTGTTCCGACCGATTAAAGCGACATCTACCCGATTACGACAAGGGCATCGATGTTCGCAAAATAACGCGGGACAGGATCGACGACGCTATCCGCCGCGCCAGAGTTCGAAACAATCCTCCCTGCGTCGACTGGCCACGTGCCCTTGGTGGCACGACGGTCTACAATTTGGTCGAAAACATCCTCCAAGCCTGAGCTGAAACTAGCTCAACATCGAATTATCAAGGACGCTCTCGGGCGTCCTTTTCTGTTTCTGCGGTGGTGCGGTGGCAGGCTGAAGCCTTTGCGGTGGATGACCACCGCACGCCAAACCCTTGCCAGATAAGGCTTTCATGCCATTTGCGGTGGTTGCGGTGGTAATTCCAGAGGTCTTACCCCCTATGGGCAAAAAATATTACCAAGTCACCCCTCCGACAACAGGGCAACGTAAAAAAACGATGCCAGCGCGAGAGACATTCCCAGAATACCACCGCAACCACCGCACTCTCTCTTCTCTTTCTTTATAACTATCTAAAAACAAAGAACTAAAAACCTTAAATAACCTGCGGTTGGAGGGCGAAATTTACCACCGCACGACAACCGCAACCACCGCAGATATCCACCGCAGCAGGTGGTCACCGACGGTTTCAGGCCCGATCCGGTAAGTAACGGGAAAAGCGATTAACCCGTATTTCTGGAGCCTGAAGCCATGAGCCTTCTAAAAACCATGATCAAACACACCGGCGGTGGGCAGGAAGCCACGGCTGGAGGTGAGCCCGCACCGTCTTTACCACCGCAACCACCGCAGCCCGCCATCTATATCTCCACCGGCCTCGACGTCCACGAGATCGAGAACGCCCGCGACTGGTCCGAGGACAGGGAGATCGACGGCACGCTGTGTCGCCGACTGTCGCCTGAATACTTTGCATGGCTACGTTCCCGCATGGTCACCGCCCAAGCCGCGCACAAGGCCGGAAAGCTCCCCGAGGATGCCTGGAACACGCTGCGGCAGCGATTCAACACCTTGCAGGAGCTGGCCATCCGGGAGTTCGGCAAGGAAAGCCTGCAGGAGGTTCTGCATTCCTTTTCCCCGAAGAACTACCGGCCACCCGCGCTTCGTCCCGAGCTCCAGGAGAAACCCGTCGAAGTTCCCAGAAAGGACTGGATTTATCCCGGGAACCAAGCTTGGAAATGTAAGCAGCCGGTGACTTCCCAGGCTGTCGCCAAGGTCGACGCCATCCGTGAGGTGGCCATGGCCAAGGGCTGGTCCGAGGCACGCCTCTATCAGAACCAGGGCCGGTTTCGGTTTCCCTGCGGCGAGGACTACGGCCTGGTCTGTTTCGTCGATGGCGACCAGGAGATTGACGAAGTCACCGAGCATTTTATCGAAATTATCCACGGACCAAACTCCGGACGTCCCAGCACGCTGCGCTTCTTCAACCCGGACGTGCCCCAGCCGTGGATGAAGAAAATGGAGGATTGAGCTGTGAAGAAAAAGAAACGCTACGCCAACGCCAAGGATGTCTTGCCCGAGGAACTCTTTGAGCAGATCCAGAAGCACTACACCGGGATTCTCTGGATTCCCGCGCCCAGCCGTTTTTACCAGGAGCGCCGCGCTCTGGTGCTGGCCCTTCATCTGCAAGGCATTAGCAGTCAGGAGATTTCCAACCTCGCGGGAGTGACCACCCGCCGGGTCAATCAGATTATCGCGGCCGAGCGAAAACAGGATCAGACCCGACAGATGGACGCCGTTTCCGGTATGTAACCGCAGAACCGGCTGGAGCGTGTTTGGAGGCTAAATCGGTCTCCCGCCCGCCATCCCGGCATAAAAGAACAAACATTGGCAGGAAATTGATGTGACTTTGAGCAAACCTGACAAAGAGACAATGGACCGCTGGCACCGCAACGAGGGCAAGACAGAACCGCCCCGGCGCGGCCCTGGTGCGCCTGAAGGCAACCAAAACCGCCTGCGTCACGGCATCTTTGCCGACCGCTGCCTGACCCCGGAAGAGAAGGTCATGTTCGATGTGATCATCGAGCGTCTCAACCAAGACTTTGTGTTCAACAAGTCCAGCGACTTCCTGCAGGTCGAGCTGGTGGGCGTCTACTCGGTGAAGCTGGTCCGCGCCCAGATCGAAGGGAATACCCAGGCGGCTGAAAGTCTCGACCGCATGATCCGCTGTCACATGAAGGATCTCAAGACCACCAAGATCGCCCGCGAGGGTGAGGAGCCGCAAGGTCCACAGACCTCTCCGGCGGAATGGGCGGCGGCGCTGCTCGAGAAGGTGGCCGAGGCCGCCAACACCACGGCCGCGAAGACCTCCAGCCGCAAGAAACGCGGAAAGAATTGCGGATAACACCATGGAGGGCTTTTCCGATGACCACGGCACACGGCGACTTGCGGCAGACAGCTTCACCAGGAATTGCGGATAAGACGTGTTCCTTGCACTTTCAGAATCGGCGTTCCCCAGCCGCCGATCATCATTACCACTTCTCACTATCCTCCAGCAGCTATCAATATCCGCTTGGCATGTGTGCGCATAAGCCGAGCCGCATAAGCCAAGCAGATATTACCATGTGTGTTCCGCGCCCGGAGCGCACAAGCCAAGCAGTTATTGGCATACGCAGCCGACAGACGCCGAAGGAGAAATTCCGGTCAATCGAAATTTCCCGACCCGCATGGCAGGATGCACCCCACTGTCATGATCATTCATCATCGGCGGATGTGTTCTTCTGCGGACACTGTCATTCACTGTCTTCGACACTGTCTCGCCCAACGAAAACAGGAGCAGCCAAGGCCGCTCCCATCATCGATTGCGAAAAGATCAGAGGCGTTCGAGGGCTTCCTCGAGCTGGCCGTCCACGAGGTGGGTGTAGATCTGGGTGGTTGACACGTCCCGGTGCCCCAAGGCCCGCTGCACCACGAGCAGGTCGTTGGTCGCGCTGTAGAGGTGGGTGGCGAAAGTGTGCCGCATGCCGTGCGGCGTCAGTTCCTTTTCGATCCCGGCTTTCAGCAGCCAGTGGGCGAGCCGGTTGGCGATCTGCCGCTGGCAGAGTCTGCTGTCCCGGTTCGACAGGAACAGGGCTTCCATTTCCGGGCGGCCGCGTCGACGGCGCTCGGACAGGTAGCGGCGCAGCAACGTGCGGAGGTCGGTCTTGATGAACTTGACCTGCGGCACATTCCCCTTGGCCCGCACCCGCAGATGCTTGGCGTCAAGGTCGATGTCATCCATGTCGAGCGCGGCCAGCTCGCCAAGCCTGATCCCTGTGCCAAGGAGCACCTCGATCATAGCGCGGTCGCGCAGCGTGGAGAAGTCGGTCCACCCCTTGAGCTCCTTGAGCAGACGTTTCTTTTCGGCGGCGGTCAGGAACACCGGCAGCTTTCTCGGCAGCCGATGCATGCGGATGGACCGGGCCGGATTGTCATCGACTACGCCCGCTTCGACGGCCCAGGCGAAGAAGGACCGCACGGCCGCCTTCATGCGATGGAGCGACGCGGCTGAGCGCGGACCTCTTTCACTGTCAGCCACCGCCTCGGAGGAGAACACCTGGTCGAGGAGCCCGGGCGTAATCTCCCTGCAGATAATCCCGGGAGCCAGCTTCTCCGCCACACGGGCCAACAGGGCAAGATCCCTGCGGTATGCGGCTATGGTCGCTGGGGAGCGTCCTTCGGCCGACAGGCGGGCACAGAACGCCTCTGTCGCGCCCGCCAGATCGAGGTCAGCCGTTCGATTGCTCATCGCTGGACTCCTTCACCCGGCTGTGGCCCATGGGCGTGCTTTTGGGCAGCGGCAACTCCTCGATGCGACCCGACTCCTTGGCCCAGACCATCATCATGCGGAACACCCGGACAGTCTTGGCGACGGTGCGCTCGGCCCGCTCCTTGCCGTCGGGGAGTTTGAGCAGCAGGTCGGACTTGTAGAACTTGCCGACCTGGGGAAGCCGGATCTCGGCGAGCTGGCGATCCGCGCCGAAGAAGGCCTCAACCACGTCGAGGTCCTTCCGGTAGGTGTAGAGGGTCCGCTCTTTCTTTCCGGATTCCCGCAAGTGGCCGATGAAGGCCTCGGCGGTCTGATGAACGGTGCAGTCACTCATGTCTATGTCTCCTTTCAGGGTGGCCCGGCGTGTTCAGGACAGGAACTCGTCCAGCTCCCGCAGCAGCTCCTCGACGTGGCCGAGGGAGCCGACGCTCGCCCAGGTGATGTCCGGCTGCTTCGCGTCCGCTTCGAGCTTGCCGCGAATGCCGTCGATCAGCCGGGCGATGCTCTCCTGTTTTTCTCGGTACGCCTTGAGTGCCTGCTGGCGGTTTCTGTCGTAGGTCATGGCCTGCCTCCGGTTCCGGTTTTCGTGGATGCGGGACCATCCCGCGTCACATCCAATGACGCTTCTATTTCGTTGGAAATCAAGTGTTTGCAGAGATCTTTCTGCATATGCCCCAAACCCATAACCCAAAGGAGATCAACATGTTGAAGAAGTTTCTCGAATGGACCATCCCGCTGGTCGCATCCTCGGCAATGCCTTGAGGATGGGATTGCACTGATGGCAGTAACCGACAAGGAGCGCAAACTCGCGGCGACCCTGAGCGATCCCGTGTTGTGGGGGCAAGCCTACCTCTACAACCGGGATGGCTCAGGCCGCGACTACTGGCCGCATCAGGTGGAGGACCTGCGCTGTCTGGCCAGGAACATCATTCACCTCGACGGCCGGGACGTGGGCAAGTCCATTGTGCTCTCGACCGACGCGCTCCATTACGCCTTCACCACCCGGGGTGGCCAGGGCCTGATAGCGGCCCCGCACCAGGGGCACCTCGACAGCATTATCGAGGAGATCGAGTACCAGCTCGACACCAACCCGGATCTGATGAACAGCATCGCCCTGACCAAGTACGGCAAGCCCAAGATCAACCGCAAACCCTACTTCCGGCTGGAGTTCACCAATGGCTCGGTGCTCTATTTCCGTCCGGCTGGGGCCTATGGTGATTCCTTTCGGTCTCTGCATGTGGGCCGCGTCTGGGTCGATGAGGGAGCTTGGCTGACGGAGCGGGCCTGGAAGGCGCTGCGCCAGTGCCTCAAGACGGGGGGAATTCTGCGCATCTACTCCACGCCCAACGGCCTGCGCGACACCACCTACTACCGGCTCACCTCGTCCGACCAGTTCCATGTGTTCCGCTGGCCGTCCTGGCTCAATCCGCTCTGGACCGAGGACCGCGAGTCTGAACTGCTGGAATTCTATGGCGGCCGGGACAGCTCCGGCTGGCAGCACGAGGTGGCCGGTGAACACGGCAAGCCCTCCTATGGGGCCTTCAATGTCGAGCAGTTCAACCTCTGTCGGCAGGATCTGCTGGAGTATCAGAAGATCGTCATCACCGATTCCGAGCTGCGCGATTGCGACACCGAGGAAGCGGCCCACGACCGGCTGGAGATGCTGCTCAACCTCACGCCCCGCAGCGGGCAGTTCTGGGTTGGCGGCGACCTGGGCTACACCAACGATCCTACCGAGATCATTGTTTTCCAGGAAATGGAGGTCGGCGAGCGGACCCTGCTGAAGATGATCCTGCGCGTGCATCTGGAACACGTTTCCTATCCGCACATCGCCCAGATCTTCGCCCTGCTGGAGCGGTACTACACCCCGGCAGGCATCGGCGTGGACAACGGCGGTAATGGACTGGCCGTGGTGCAGGAACTGCTCACTCTGGACAAATACAGGGGGCTGGAGCTGGAAGGCAGGCTCAAGGGATACGACTTCGGCGGCATGACCCGACTGGCGGTGCGGGACGGCAAGGAAATCAAGAAACGGACCAAGGAGCTGATGACCAGCCTCATCAACGGGGCACTGCAACGCAAGCAGCTCATTTTCCCCTCCGACGACCTGGAGGTGGAAGACCAGTTCACCACCCACACCTACACCCTGCGGGACGGCAAGATCATCTATTCCAAGGGCAACGACCACATCATCGACGCGGTGCGCTGCGCCATGCTGATCCGGGAGGAAGGCAACCTCGACCCGGTCGGTGAAGAGGTGGTCTCGCTCAACCCCGTGCTCACCAACCCGATTTTTATCTGAACCAGACAAATCATTATCCGTTGTGAGGAAGTGGCAACGCTTTGTCTGGAGGCATCCTCCGACGCTTTCCACCCCTCTCCGGTAAGTAACCGGCATCAAGCCGGGTTCGGCCCATACGGGCCGGATGTGCGGCTGTCATTGCCGAAACTACCGAGAGGATCACGTGGAAAGCACCGCCCATCAGGACGAACAATCGGAAAGCCTGGACACCACCGGCTTTGTCATCGCGCCACTGGCAGCAGCGGCCGCCCTCGATTCAGCCGCCTTCAGTAAGGTCAACGCCGCCGAGGCGATTCCGGCCACCTGGGAGGAACGCGCCCGCAAGGCCTGGGAATACTACGTCGAGGAGCCGCTGGTGAAGAACTGCGTCAACTCCTGGCGCACCTTCGCCGTGGGCGACGAAATCAAGATCACCAGCGATGACGAGAACCTCAAGGAGCAGGCCTTGGAGGCCGCCTGGCGGCTGAACATCTCGCAATTCATCAAGGACATGGTCCTTCAGCTCCTGGTGAAAGGAGACGCCATCGGCTTCAAGCGTTTCACCCAGTCCGGCCAGGACATCGAGGAGCTGGTCTGCGTCAACCCGGTTTCGGTCAAGGTCAAATACGCCCAGGGCGAGCTGATCGAGGCCCGGCAATTTCCCGAGGACACACCCGGCGGCGGCGACTCCATCCCGCTGCCCGTCGAGCAGGTGGTCCACCTCAAATGGGACGCTCCGGCCTTTTCGCCCCGGGGCAATTCTCTCGTGCTTCCCGCCTTTCAGGCCATCGAACTGCTACGCGACTACCGCCGGGCCGAACAGGCCATCGCCAAGCGCTGGGCCACGCCGTTCCGCCTGCTCAAGGTGGGCGGCGCGTTCGGGCAAAAGATGGTGATGCCGGACCAGCGGATGCTCGAACAGGTTCGCGACATGGTCAACAAGATGGACATGAAAAGTGGCCTGGTGGTGCCGTTCTACGTCAATGTCGAAACTCATGGCACCGACGGCCAGGTTCTCAATGTCGAGGACAAGGTCAAGGAGGTGAAGGAAGACGTCGTGGTGGCCCTGGGACTGTCGCGCTCGCTGGTGACCGGTGATGGCCCGAATTTCGCCACCGCCTCGGTAAGCATGCAGAAGATGATGGTCATGATCCGCGAGATCAAACAGGCCGCACGCAAGCTCCTCGACTGGGTGTTCGACGACTGGATGGAGCTGCGCGGCCAGGGCGACAAAACTCTCCAGTTCATCTTCAACGACCTCGACCCCAGCGACGCGGTCGATTTCAAGAAACTCCTCATCGAACTCTACGACCGCAAGCTCATCAGCCGTTCCAGCCTCCAGCTAAAGATGGACCTGGACCCGGACATCGAGGCCGCCAATCGCGAAACCGAGAGTAAGAAGATCGACCTGATGGACGAAAAGCAGGTGAAGCCCGTGGTGGATATGGTTGTCTCGGGCATCCTGAGTGTGCCTCGCGCCAGAAAGATGCTCGGGATTCCTGCCGAGGACAACGAGACTTCAGCAGAGGCCGCGCTCGTCTGGTCAGGAGATCTGGAATCCACCGGCGATGCGGCCGTGTGCGACGAGTGCAGCCATTTCGACACGGCCACCAACCACTGCCGGGTCCACAACAGCGAGCGCACCTTCGACGCCCCGGCCTGTCGTTTCATCGACCGCCGGGAGCCCCGCTGATGTCATCGGACCTCAAGCAGCGCATCCAGGCGGCTACTCTGAAGAGCCTGACGGCCCGCAACCTCTACAACGACCAGATCACGGCCCAGCTCACCCAGGCGCTGAAACAGGCTGAGGACGAGGTCGCCCGCGCCATCCTCCAGTACCGCTCCCTCGGCTCGCTGCCGGACAACAAGCTCGCCGCCCTCAAGGGGCTGGAAAAGCTCCAGCTCGAACTCGACGACACCATGAAGCGGCTCAAGCGGGAGCAGACCCTGGTTTATCGCAAGACGACCAAGGACTCCTTCAAGCTCGGCATCCAACAGGGAATCGGAGAGTTCGCCGACGCGGCGCTGCCGTTCTATGCCGACTTGAAACCCGAAGGCATCGATAAGCTGGCCACCAAGGTCTTCACCATCGTCGACACCAGTGCCCTCGACTTCATGGCGCAATACAACCTCACGCTCGCCGGTGACGTCCATCGCGAGCTCTCAGACGGCATCAAGCGCACCATCCTGAACGGCATCGCCACGGGCAAGGGAGCCGACGATATCGTCCGGGACATGGGCAAGGTGATCATCGACAAGGATTCCTTCCGCCAGGCCGGAAGCCGGGTGTTCAGCAAGGCCCAGTACCGCATGGAGATGATCGCCCGCACCGAGGTCCTCCGCGCCCACAACATGGGCAGGCTCAAGTTCCACGAGCGGGTCGGCATCCAGAAGCTGGAATGGCTGGCTATGGAAGACGAGCGCATGTGCCCGGTCTGTGGCGGCCTGGACGGCAAGACCTTTCCCATCGACAAGTTCCCCCAGCAACCCGCGCATCCGCATTGCCGCTGCACCAACGTCGTGGCCTGGCCGATGACCGTCTGCGGCAGCGAGATGGTTGCCAAGGCCGCCGCCCAGGCATCGCAGGGGGACGCCTGCATTCTCCCGCCCCACGTGCTGGAAGGCATGGCCGATGCCCAGGCCAAGGAGAACGCCAAGCTCAAGAGCGCCTTTGAAAATGGCGACATCACCGAGCTCGGCTCGTTGACGGTCAAACAGCTCCAGACCCTGGCGAAACAGAACGGCGTGGCCATCGCCCGGACCAAGGCCGATTTCATCAAGCTGCTCGATCTGGCCGAGCCGGGAATCGATCATGGTGACCTGGCCGGAGCGGCGCTCAGCGCCAAGCTCAAGGAACACAAGATCGGCCTGCTGCGGAGCAAGGACGAACTGATCGAGTTGCTCGGACTGAAGCAGGCGGAACTCAAACAGGCCAAGTTGCTCGCCGCTCAGATGGCGAAGATTCCGCCCGCCGAGGGGCTGGAGGGCATGACCGCCCAGCAGCTCAAGGAGATGGCGAAGGAGAACAGCATCTCCCTCAACATGACCAAGCAGGAGACCATCGAGCTGCTCGACAAGCTGGAGCCCGGCGTGGACCACAGCGGACTGATGGGCAAGGAACTCGCGGCAGCCAAGCAGAAGCACGGTATCGGCATTCTCAAGAACAAACAGCAGCTCGTCGAGGCGCTGCAGAAGAAGGCCGGTACCGACATGGCCGAGTCCGTCAAGCAAAAGGCGGTCTCTGACGCCAAGCAGAAGCTGATCCAGAAACAGAAAACGGCCCTCGAAGACGCCGCAAAGGCAGTGGTCGTTCCCGACTCGCCGACCGGCTACAAGGATTTCCTCGACACGATTGCCAAGGCGGAACAGGCGGTTTCCGTCGGCACCGATCTGCCCCAGGAGATGCTCGCGGCCCACAGCAAGGAAATCGCCTTCAAGAAACAGCTCTTCCAGGACCAGATCGGCAAGCTGAAATCGACCGAGCTCAAGACACTCGCTAAGGAGACCAAGGTCCAGTATTGGCAATGGGCCAACAAAGACGAGCTGACCACGCTCTTTACAGAGACCGACCCGGGGAAAATCAAGGCGGTTCAGGCGAGCATCGACGCCAAGCATGCCGCCTGGGCCGAAAAACATGGCGGCAAGAAGAAAGCAGCGCAAGCCAAGCCCATCACTCCGAAAAAGGAGCCGCCGAGTCCGGTAAAGCCGTCCGAGGCCAAGATCGGCAAGAAAGGTGCGGAGTTCTCAGACGCCGATTCTGCATGGCAGCAAAAGGGACTGCCGTCAAAATTCAAGAAATCCGGCAAGGCCGCTGTCGGCGGCGCACATGAAAAGGAGTTCTGGACCGACGAGAACGGCGACAAATGGCTGTTCAAACCCAATGGCCGCAAGGACGATGAGTTCATCGCCTTTGGAGAGGAGGCCGCCTACAAGATCGGCCGTCTGATCGATCCCCACGCCATCGAGGTCCGGACCATCCAGTTGAACGGCCGCATCGGTTCCATCCAGAAATGGCGCACCGATCTGCGGGACGACTTCGATTTCCGCAACATCCTGCCTCAGGATCTGACCACCATCGAACTGGAACAGATCCAGCGCGAGCACGTGGTCGACTGGCTGATCGCCAACCACGACGGGCATTCCAAGCAGTTCATCCGTGCCAGGGACGGTCGCGTCCACGGCATCGACAAAGGCCAGGCTTTCAAGTTCCTGGGACAGGACAAACTCTCGCTCGATTACCACCCCAACGGGGCGTGCGGTGAGGAAGAGCCGTTTTACAACAAGGTCTTCCGGGCGGCCAAGGAAGGGAAGGTGCGGGTCGATCCGAACGCGACGCTTCGCTACATCCACGAAGTCGAAAAGATCGCCGACGAGGATTATCTCGGTCTGCTGCGGCCCTACGCCGAGGGCCGGTTCGCCAAGGACCCGGCCGGGCTGAGGCATTTTTACGATCTGGCCCTGGAACGAAAGCACAATCTCCGGCGGGACTTCGAGGCTTATTACGCCGATGTGCTGGGGGATCGTGGATTCCGTTTCGACAAGCTGACCGCCGCCACCGGCAAGAAAAAGCTGCTCTCCTCCGCCGAGGAAGCCCTGGTCGAGGAAGCCCGCAAACTCGGCTGGCAAGGCAAGACATTGCCCTTCGACAGCGGCGACGTGGAGGATCAGAACGCGCTGATTTTCACCGAAACCTTCAAAGGGAAAAAGCGCACCGTGGTCAAGATGAAGATCCGGCCGGACACCGACCGCCGCATCGACGAGCTGCTGCGCAAGTACGTGCAGACCACTGCCGGAGAAAAGGGGCAACCGCTAAACGAAGACAACTTTTTCGAGACCGTTCTGGACGCCGTCAAGAACGTCAATTTCCACGTCGGTGACGGCAAGTACAACCGGACCAAGATCGACAAGGCCCTGCGCCTGCGCAAGAAACTCGAGGCCCTGCAAAAAAGCGCCGATCCCAAGGTCAAAGAAATGGCGGACCACTATCTGAAATGGGTCAAGGAGATCGAGGAGTCCGTCGATTGGGACCGGGCCACCAACGGTGTTTTCGAGCAGTACCTGCCCAAGCTCGACGCACAGAAACCCAAGGAGAAACCGCCGTTCAAGGTGGAACGCGGCAAGGTGACCCACGCCAAGCGTAAGATCGGTTCCGGCACCATCAGCGTCGAGGCCGACGACGTCGACAACCGGACCCTGTTCAATCACAACTCCCGCATGCAGGACGGGCATCAGTACACCGTGACTTTCGAGGACGGCACCCGAGTCCGCTATCGGCCTTGGACTGACACCAACCTTTACGCCCAGCGCGGCGAGCTGGAAATGATCCTGGATGGCGACACCACCCCCGGACGGGTCGAGGCCATGTTGGAAAAGCTCGAACAGCTCGGGATCGATACCCGGGTGGCCACGGCGGAAAACGCCGAACAGATGTATCTGGAGAAGCTCGCCTACATCCGCAAGACCGACAAGAGCGCCGACTACAAACGGCTGCAGAAATCCCTCGACGACCGCAACGCCACCACCCCCGAGCGGGTCCAGGCCCTGCGCGGCTATTGGCAAAAGGAATTTGGCGTCCAGGACATAACCCAGCTTTCCGGATACAACCCGCTGGGCGAATACCAGGCAGGTTTTCTGGACCGCGACGCCAAGGGCGGGTACCGGCACCAGTTCCGATTCGATATCACCGAGGAAGATCTTGAAAAACAGATGAAAGGCTATTCGCTGGTCCACGACTTGACCAACGGCGAGAGCATGTCCGGCTTCATCGACTCGATCATGGAGAACAACGGAGCCATGGTCAGCACGGTCGAGAAGATGCGCATGGGTGTGGCTCCGGGTGGAATGTCCCCGGTGGCCGACATGCAGACCGGCGGCGCGAGCTATTTTTTCACCCGGATCAAGAAACAACCGGTCAGCGATGCTTCACCGGCGCTCTACTTCAAGAAACAGATGCTGCGGCGCATGGACGCCATCAGCTACGACCATGACGCCTACGGCAAGGTGATAGACGACTACGTGCAGCGCAACCGGGGGGCCAGCATCGACGACTGGAAGCGGTTCTCGCAACGCCATGGCAACGAGACCATCTTCAAATACTCGGTGACGCTGTTGGACAACATCGAGTTCGTCGTGGCCCGCAGCGACAACGAACGCCGGGAGATCATCCAGACTTTCACCCGGCGCGGCATCAAGAAACTATCTGACGGGCGCAAGGTGGAGGACATCGTCCATACCCCGCAAAGCTGGAGCAAACGCAAACAATGACCATGAAGGACTTTATCGAACAGGAGAAAGGGCGGCTGCAGGAAGCGCTGCACTGGTTCAACAGCCGGGGCAGCCGCATGACTGTCAGGGAATCCGGGGATCTCTTTCTGGATACCCTGGTGGGCAGCTTCACCGTCACCCGGATCGGCCCCCATTTCGATTCCGCTGGCAACCACCTGCGCACCGATTTCTGGCTGTTGTGGAAGGCGCTGGGCTACGACGAGGGCTTTCAGCACGCCCACACCGTCAAGGTCGTCGATGTCAGGATCGAAGACACCCTGACGGCCGAACATGACGGCAAGGAGGTCGAAGGCTGGCTGATTGTCGATCTGACCGACGACCTGGGCCGGGTTCACCATGTCGAAATGATCGAGCCCGTTTCCGAACCCGAACTCGCGGCGGACTGGCAAAGATGGATCGCCTACCGGCAGAAAAACGCCGAGAGATTCCGCCGGATCGACGACCAGCTTCTGGCCGAGCATCTCAGAATTGCGGAGGATTGGTCATGAAACTGCGCTACATGATCGACTCGATATTGGTCGACCGGCGAGCCTCCGTTCCAGAATACGTGCCCGTGGGTGTATGGGTTCAGGGGCCGGGTCCCGGCCTGGATGTGGAGATGTACTACCTCGACCGGGGACCGGATGGGCTGGTCGACCGCAAGGACGAGGCCGCCTGGGTGGTCAACCGTCTGGTCGAGGCCGGGGCCACTTCGCTTCCGGCGGATTTTCTCGAATACCACCGGCTGTCCCGCTCTCCCTACGACGGGGTCTTTTCGGAGATTGCCGAGATCGACGAATACCCCTCCCTCGACGCCTGCGGCAAAGCCGTTCTGGCCCGGCTGAACAACGCCATCTGAAATTCGCCGTCACCCTCCGACACATCGCCGACGCTTCCGGTAAGTAACCGCTGAACGCTCCCCGCAGATCGCGGAGAGCCCAGCAAATTAACCGGAGACGTTGATGGAACTGTTCGCCACAGACCTGGAAAGGCTGGCGTTTCTACTGGAGGCCGATGCGGCGCTGACCTGCGATCCTGACGAGCTCGGGACGGAGGCCGCCGATCAGTCCGCTCCTGAAGAGCTTCCTCCCGAGAAGCGCCCCAAGTACATCACCAACTACATCGGTAGTAAGCAGAAACTCGTTGACTGGATCTGGAAGCATACCCCCGAGGGCGTTGGCACCGTGCTCGACGCCTTCTCGGGGTCTGCGGTCGTGGCCTACATGTACAAGACCAAGGGCCTCCAGGTCATCGCCAACGACCGGCTGCGCTACTGCCACCACGCCGCCAAGGCGATTATCGAGAACAACTCGGTTCGCCTGAGCGAGGACGAAATCGAGGCGCTCCTGGCCGACAACGCCAAGGCTGGCAGCTTCGTTCAGGACAATTTCAAGGGGATCTTTTTTGCCAAGGGCGTCCATGCGCTGATCGATACGATCCGCGCCAACTGCGACAAACTCTCCGGCATCAAAAAAGACATCGCCCTGTTTGGCCTGGGCAAGACCTGCATGAGCGGCAAAGGTGGTTTCGGTCATTTTTCATCCTCAACCGACTACGGTCGACGCAAGGACACGCCAGAGGAATTCAAAGACCGTTTGCGCAAGAACCTGCAACGCATCAATGCGCTGGTCTTCGACAACGGCAAGGAGAACAAGGCCCACCGCCAAGACATCAACGATCTGCTGCCCAAGGCCAAGGCGGATCTGGCCTATTTCGACCCGCCTTACGCCACCGAATTTTCCACCACCAATTACGAGCGAGCCTACCACTTCGTGGAGGGGCTCATGACCTATTGGGACGGCCTCGAGATCAAGGCCGACACCAAGGTCAAGTATTACGAGACCGACCACAAGACGGTCACCAAGGGTAATGCCAGCGAGTTTTTCCAGACCTTTCTCGGCAATGCCAAGCACATCCGACACTGGCTGATCTCCTACCGCGATCACGCTTATCCGAATGAGCAGGAGATGAAGAAAATCATCAGTTCATTCGGCAAGCAAAGCCAGATGAAATCGAAAGATCACCATTACGCGATCACCTCCAGGCACGGAGATGCCTCCAACGCCAAGGAACGGCTGTTCGTCTGCATCCCTGGCTCAACAGCCAAAGCGGAGCAAGAGATGAAACCGGTGCCGCTGGCCGCTGCTGCGAATTTCCACACCAGCATCCCCGTGGACATCCGGCTGGGCGACAGCGAACGCCTCACTGCCGAAGCCATGGATGTCGGGGCACCGGGCGACCCCCAGTTCAGTTTCGTGCTCTGCCGTACCGGCACCAACAAGAACGGCGACCACTTCACCGCCGAGGAGTTGTCCGGTCGGCACATGACGGCCGTGAACAAGAAGGTCGATCTGCAGCACTCTCAGGAGTTCAACGACATCGTCGGTGGCGTCGTCGCCGCCGATTATCTGGAAGACGACAACGGCGGCCGGGTCGAATGCGTCGGCGAACTGTACGTCCACGACACACCGGCGGCTCGACTCGCCTACAAGCTGATGAAGCGCGGGATCATCTCCCAGGTTTCCATGGAATGTGATTACCAGGAAGGCGAATGCTCGGTCTGCCACAAGCGCTTTCAAAACAAGGCCGACTACTGCACGCACCTGCGCAAGTTCAAGGGCCGTGATTTCAACGGCCAACCCGTCTTCGAAATACTGCAGGGTGTCACTTTCACGGGACTGGGCCTGCTCGACCGCAAGGGTGCGGACGAGAACGCCCGAATTCTGCAGGTGGCATCGATTCAGAGCCAACCCGACCAATCCCAACCCGAAGGAGATTCCACGATGGAAGACAAAACCAAACCCAACGATGACCCGGCCGCCAAGACTGAATCAGACGCGGCCAAGAAGAAACCGGCCCAGCAGGAAGGCGATCCTGCCCGTGTTTCCGACCTGGAAAAGGAAAACCGGCAGCTCAAGGCCCAGGTGGCCGAGTTGCAGAAACGCGTCCAGGAACTGGAAGCTGAGCAAAAAGCCGCAGCCTGCCGTTCCCGGGCGAAGAAGCTCCTGACCCGTCTGGAGAAGCAGGGACTCTCCTTTGCCTCCGAAGTGGACCGTGACGCCGAACTCAAACGCCTGGCGGAACTGTCCGACGAAGCCTTCACCGCCACCGAGGCGGCCTACGAGCGTCTGCCCAAATCGGCCAAGGAAGAGAAACTCGCAGCCAATGACCAGGGGGACAAGCCCGCCGCCAAGGCATCGACGGAACAACCGCTGCGCAGCGACGCCGGTGTCCGACCCCACGATGTGGACGACCGCAAGGTGTCGCTCGAAGACCGTCTGCGCGACGGGTTCATGGCCGCTTACCGCAACCGTGTCGGCGAGGACTCTCCCGAACACTCGGAAATCAACGCATAAGGAGGAAACACCATGTCATTTATCAATCCGTGTCACCGCAGCCTCGCCTATGGCGACGGCCACATCCAGGGCGACGGCCAGCTCGGCCAGGTAGTCCGCGTGGTCGGCAACGACCTGTTCGCCGTCAACACTGACCCCACCAAACGCTCCTTCGGCATCCTGATCAAGGACTACGCCGGTGGCGAGATGCCCGGCATCTACTGCGACGGCGGCGTTTACGAGACCGATGTCTTCGAAGGGACTATCGTCGCAGGGGATGACCTGAAAGTCTCCGCCAACGGTCGACTGACCAACGGTATCGCTGCGGGAGAACGCCAGGTCGCCCATGCCATCTCCGTACAGAGCGGCATTCTCAAATTCCGCCTGTTCGTCTAATCCAAGGAGCCAACGCACATGAAAACCAATCAGTTGAAGATTCATTCTCAGGAATACATGGAAACCATGGCGCGGCTCATGAGCGAGGCTCTCGAGTCGCCCGAAGGTATGCGGGCATTGGCCGCCGCCATTGCCGCGCCTATCGAACAGGAAATCAAGCGCAAGGAGATCTCCTCGCTGTTGCTCACCAAGCACACGCTGCCCAAGGGCGAACGCCCGGTCTACCAGAAAAAACCGACCGTCAAGGCCCACTGGATCAGCAAGGATGGCGACGCCCAGGAACAGGAGGTGGGCAAGGACGAGGTCGAGTTCCCCACCAACCGCATCCACTCCAATCCGATGGTGGATGTTTCCGTCCTCAAAAATGGCAACATCGGCACGCTGATGGACATCCAGACCAGCGCCGCCGACGCCATTCGTAAGGAGATGGATCGGCGCACCATTTCGGTGCTGTCCTCGGCCATCCCGGCGTCCAACATCATCGAGGTCGCCGGTGACGTGCTCACCGAAGAGGCGCTAAACGAGGCCATCTCGATCATCGAGGACCTGGAGCTGTCGGTGAAGTACATCGTCATGCGCGGCCGCCGGTTCAACGACATGCGCGGTTGGAACCTCGATCCCCAGACCAAGCTCGAGCTGCGCCAGAAGGGTGTCATCAAGAACTACGGCACCGGCGGCATTCTGCTGACCGCCTCCATGCCGTTGGACGAGATCATCATCGTCCCGGATGAAGAGGTCGGCAAGATGCCGGTTCGCGAGAACCTGAAGACGGAGTCCATCGACCAGAAGACCCGCTTCAAAACCGGCTGGCTGGTGTGGTCCGAGATCGGCCAGGGCATTACCCGCCCCGACATCATGGCCAAAATCAAACTGGTTCCGTAATCCGGGAGGTAACGTGACATGAATCGAATCAAGAACATCCGACCCGGTATCCTGGTCATTCCTGATGCCGGGCTGAAACTCAAGCCCGGACAGGTCGTCGAGGTGGAACATTTTACCAAACAAATCCAGGCTGCCCTGAAAAACGGACGCCTGGCCATGGCCGACAAACCGAAGCAGGAACCTGTCGTGAGTTCCGAGCCCAACCAGGACGCGGAACCGGTGGATCTGAGCAAGCTCTCCGCCACCGACGCCATCTCCAAGGTCAACGAGGAGGCCAATCCCGAGACCCTCAAGGGCTACATGGAAACCGAAAAACGCCGCACGGTGATCGACGCGCTCAAGAGCCGTCTGGAGGGCATGCAAGGTGCTGCTGAGTGATCTGATCGCCGACCTGCGGCTCGATCTTTCCGATCCGGGCGCATCTCTCTTCGAGGACCAGACTCTGGATAGATGCGTCCGGAAGGCCGTTTTTCGAGTCGGCCGCGATCTTGACCAAACGCTGACGGTAACGGCCGGAGAGATCATCCCCGATCCCTCCGGAGAGGTTCGGGAGCTCTTGGTGATCATGGCACAGATCCACGCCTGCCAGGTCATGCGGTCGGCCACCGCCAACGCCTTTTCTTTTTCCAGCGGCGACAAGCGGGTGGACAAAACCGGCCAGCCTGGCCATTGGGCCAAGCTCGAGGCCGATCTGCTCGCGGACTACCGCCAGCGGCTCACCGAGTTGCGCCCGGCCACCCAGCTCGACCGGGAAGCCTACATCCTGACTCCGGGCGGCCTCACGCCGGTCATCTACGAACAAGGGATCGACCTCGATGTTGTTGAATGACCGGGAACGCGCAGAAGCCGTGGCCGACGTCGCCCGGCTGATCCTCTCCTCGGGTCAGACCGCACGCATCCTGCGCGTAGTCCCCGGCGAGCGGCTCTACGGTACCGACGATGCCGATTACGCGGAAGTCTCTGTCATCCCCCTCGAACTGAACGAAACCCCGCCGGAGGAGCTGAGCGACAAGATCGACGCGCTCGCCTGTGTCCTTCCGGATGCCGACGTTCATGGTGAAGACCGCCTGGCCGCAGACAGGGAAACCTATCGCATACAGAGCGTGGAAGAAGAACACTTCTTCGGGACCGTCACTCACAAGAACCTGCAACTGGTGAAGCTCAATGGGCGTTAGGCGGACCGGTGATTGGGACAAGGCCCGCACCAAGCTGACCACCGGCATGGGGCCGCGCCTGGCCACGGCTCTGCGTCAAGCCACGATCCGCAACGCCCTTTTTCTGGTGCGTGAGATCCAGCGGGGGATTCGCTCCCAGGCCCCGGGAGGACAGGCTTTCGTGAAACTCGCCGAAAGCACCATCGAGCGCAAAGGCTCCAGCAAGGCGCTCATCGACACCGGCTTTCTCGTCAACGCCATCACCCAGAAGATCATGGCCGACAAGGCGTTCGTCGGCCTGCTGCGCGGCACCGTCAACAAGGACGGGGAAGACATGGTGAACATCGGTGCCGTCATGGAGTACGGGGCCACCATCAAACATCCGAACGGCGCGACCATCATCATCCCCGCCAGACCCTTTCTGCATCCGGTGATGGAGAAGTACCGCGAGCAGATCCTCCAGAACTATCGCGAGGCGATCCGCTCCGCGCTTTGAGCCTCCGACACATCGCCAGCGCTTCCGGTAAGTAACCAGGCAGAAAACGGAGGCGTCCCTTGAGCACGATACAGACCGTCACAGAAACACTGATCCGCCTGGCCAAGCAGGTCATCCACCCGGACACCGTGCTGGTGTTCCCGGATGACCTGTTCGAGGTCCAGCGCACCCCCAGCGTCATCCTCCAGGGGCCGAAGCTGACGGAAGACCGTTTTCGCCGCAGCCAGAGCCGCCTGTTCGAGAAGAATGTCGCGGAGCTGAGTTTCGAGGAGTGTCGATTTCCCCGGCTCTATCACCTCGATTTCGATCTGGTGGTGACCGTGGGCCGGGAGTCTGAGCTGCTGGAGTTTCACGAGTCGGTGTCGCGGTTTATCCAACTCCACCCGGTGATCGTCATCGCCGACCAGGGCAGCCTGAACCTCACGGAACTGGTTCCTCTGGGCGGTCTGGCCCGGGTGAACCTCTCCAATCTCCGGCAGAGCTCCGGACGCATCCGCATCGAATCCTGCCCGGTGTACGACGGCGACCTGCGCGACGGTCAGCTGATCCGGGATCGGACCTTCCAGTTTCACGGCGACGTGACAGAACAACGAACCATTCAACCGTAAAGGAGAACAACCGTGATCGAAATCAGAAATCTGCAGTTTCAACCCCTGACGTTCAACCTCTCTGGCCAGGGAACCGTCCACCTCGGACCGCGAGAGCGCAAGAGCATCGCCCGCAAGGACCTCTCCGCCGAGATCCGGACAGCCGGAAAACGCGGCCTGGTGCGTCTCACCGACCTGACCGGCGGCGCAACCCTGGAACCGGAAACGCTCACGGCGACCGAGGACGCCGGAACCGATGAGGCCAAGACCACCAGCAAGCGGAGGAAATAACCATGCCGACCTATCTATCGCCCGGGATTTACACCCGGGAAACGGACTTCAGTTTCTATGTGAAGCAGATCTCTACCTCGTCGGCCGCCATGGTCGGTGTGCCCGAGAAAGGCCCCATCAACAAGCCCGTGCTGGTGACGAGCTGGGAGCAGTTCATCAACCGTTTCGGCTCCTACATCAACGAAAGCTATCTGGCCTACGCCGCCCGGGCGTTTTTCGATAACGGCGGCTCGGTTCTCTATGTCAACCGCATCGCCCATCTCACCGATCCCACCGACCGGGACACGCTGACGGCGCTCAAGTCTTCCATCGTCCTGCAGAATCGGGAGGCGACGCCCGCCGACGCTCTGCGGATCGAAGCCGTGAACGAAGGCGTCTGGGGCGACCGGCTCTCCGTCTCCATCGAGGACGGCTCCCTTAATCCGGCCAACCATTTCAACCTGGTGGTCCGGCACAAAGGTGATGTGGTCGAGGTGTTCAAGGATCTGAGCATGGACGAAACCCAGCCCAACCATGTGGAGCTGGCGATCAACGACCGCTCGGATTTCATCCTGGTGCAGGATCTGGCCGCCACGTCGGGAACGCCCGGCGACCGTCCGGCATTGGGCGTGTTCACGCTCACCGGCGGCGACAACGGGCTGACCGATCTGACCGATGCAGACTTCATCGGCGATCCCTCGCAGCATACCGGCCTCTATGGCTTTGACGAGATCGACGCCCTGAACCTGCTGATGGTCCCCGGCGTCACTACGGTGCCGGTGATCAACGCCGGAATCGCCTATGCCGAGGGGCGCAAGGATCTGCTGTTCATCGCCGACACGCCCATGCACCTGGAGCCGCTCGAAGCGGTCGACTTTCGCAAGGGCCAAGGGATGTACAGCCACGCGGCCTTCAACTCCTCCTACGCGGCGCTCTACTACCCATGGCTGGAGATCAGCGATCCGGTCAACTCGCGCAAGAAGCTGGTGCCGCCCTGCGGCGCGGTGGCGGGATGCATCGCCCGCAGCGACCAGAAGACCAACGTCTGGAACGCGCCCGCCGGTATCGAGCGGGGCCGCATCTTCAACACGCTCTCCCTGGCCTACAAGACCAGCCGTGGCGAGCGCGATGTGCTCTATCCGGAAGGGGTTAACGTCATCGCCGTGTTCCCCGACACTGGCATCAACATCTGGGGGCAGAAGACACTGCAAAGCCAGCCCTCGGCCGTGGACCGCATCAATGTCCGCCGCCTGATGATGTTCATGGAGGAAGCGATCTCGGAATCATCCCGCTTCGTGGTGTTCGAACCGAACCATCCCCAGACCTGGCGTGCCCTCGGCCGCCTGATCAACCCCTTCCTGCAGGACATCAAGGACAAAGGCGGTCTCTACGACTTTGCCTTCCAGTGCGACGAGGAGACCAACACCCCGGCAGTCATCGACCGCAACGAAATGGTGGCCCGCGTGTTCGTCAAGCCGACCAAGACGGCGGAGTTCATCGAGCTGAACTTCATCCTGACCAGCACCGGCGCTGACTTCAAAGAAATCATCTAACGGGAGAACACGGCTATGAGAAGCGGAAACATGCCCAAGAGCCTTTACCAGAACTGGCAGTTCGCCATCGAGGTAAACGGCTTCGACGTGGCCCTGTTCCACAAGGGACAGGAGCCTAAAACCGAATTCGAGGAAGTTGCCTTCGCCCCGGCTGGTTCGATGTTCGACCAGAAGGTGGCGGGGCGGGTGAAGTTCGAGGACATAACCCTCGAAAAAGGAAACCTGCAGGACGGCTCTGATGAGGCGGCCCGCGAGTGGATCAAGAAACAGGTGGACGTGAACGCTGTCACCGGTGGTCTTCCGGCCGACTACATGCGAGACATCGACGTTGTCCGTTACGACCGCACCGGTAATGAGACCCGCCGCTGGACCCTGCACGGTGCCTGGGTCAAGGCGCTCGAATACGACGAGCTCGAAGGCGGCAACACCGAAAACACCATCGAGAAGCTGACCATCTGCTTCCAATACTGGACCTAACCCGGAGGATCGACCATGTACACCTTTGAACTACCAGGCGGCATCGAACTCGAGCTCCGGGAGATGACCGGTGCCGAAGAAGAATTGCTCACCAACCAGCGCCTGATCCGCTCCGGAGAGGCGATAAACCAGGTGCTTCGCAACTGCTTCGTGAAGCTGGGCGACAAGACCGACCCGGATATCGGCGAGGTGATGAACCTGCTCTCTGGAGACCGGCTGTTCGCCCTCGTCCGTCTGCGCCAGATTTCCCTCGGTGACGAGGTGGAGCTGGAGCTGAGCTGCCCCAACACCGCCTGCCGCATGACCAACTACGTGACCGTCAACCTCGAAGAGCTGAAGGTCACGCCTTACGGGGAACAGCGGGAGTTCGAATTCAAACTACCCGGCTCGAAGAAAGCCGTTCGTTTCGGCTATCTCGACGGCAACAAGGAAAAACGCCTGGCCAGCTTGCGTGAGCCGAATATCACTTCGGCCATGCTGATCCGGATTATCGACATCGACGGTAAGGCACCCACCAAGAAAAGCCTGGCGGAAATGTCGATGCGCGACCGCAGTGCCCTGCGCCAGGAGATGTCGCGGGTGGACGCCGGAATCGACACCTCGGTCGAGATGGAATGCGACGGCTGCGCTACAAAAATCCGCACCCGGTTGGAGGCGGAACCGGCTTTTTTGTTCCCCGGAGTTCGCTTGTAAGCGACGTCTTCTTTCTCGCTTACGGCGGACTGCACTGGGGCTATTCGGAAACCCGCTCACTGACGCTCAGAGTCAGGCGACAGTTCGTCGAGGCTCTTGAGCGGCAGCTTGATTTCGAACGAGAGCAAACGGAACGGCATAAATGAACGGTGATCTCGGACTGGGCATAGTGGTATCGATGAAGGATGCGTTTTCGCAGAACGCGCAACGCATCCGTGGCTCCATGATGGATCTGGACTCCACCGTGGCCGATGCCAGCGAGCGGATGACCCGCAACATGGACCGCATCCAGCAAGGCACCATGATGCTGGGGGCGGGTTTGGCCCTGATGGCCGCGCCCGCAGTTCTAGTCGCCTCCACCGCAGCGACCCAAAAGGCCCTTGGCGAGCTGGCGTCCCTCGGCGTGCAGGACCTCCGGGCCATCGAGGACGCCGCCGAATCCTTCACCAACCAGTGGTCCGGTGCCGACAAGGCCGCTTTCATCACCGCCACCTATGACGTGAAATCGGCACTGTCCAACCTCAGCGACGAGGCGGTGGGCGTCTTCACCTCCATGGCCGCCATGACCGCCAAGGCGACCAAGGCCACCACCCAGGAGATGGTCGGCACCTTCACCACGGCCTACGGGATTTTCAAACCCATCATGGCCGACATGAACGACATGGAATGGGCGACCGCTTTTTCTGGAGCCATGGCGCAGACCGTGGCCTCGTTCAAGACCAACGGCACCCAGATGGCCGACGCCATCAAGAACATCGGCGCGGTCGCGGCGGCGAGCAACATCCCGCTAAACGAGCAGCTCGCCGTGCTCGGTCAGCTTCAAACCACCATGCCGGGCTCCGAGGCGGGCACGCTGTACAAGGCGTTTATCATGAAGGCGGCCGAGGCCGGTGACGAGCTTGGCCTGTCGTTCATCGACACCAGCGGCCGCCTCAAGGGCGTGGTTCCCATTCTGCAGGAGATCAAGCGCCAGTTCCCCGATCTCTCCAATGCCGCCGCCCAGGTGAAGCTGAAGAAGGCCTTCGGTTCCGACGAGGCGGTCAAGTTCCTGCTGCAGATGTCGGCGGGAGTGGATTCCCTCGAGGGCAATATCCAGTCGGTCGGTCGCGCCATGAAGACCGGCACGGTGGTCACCGAACAGATGGCAGACGCCATGAACCAGGACATCGGAGCCCGGTTCGTGCTCGTGCGCCAGCAGATGGCCAACCTCAGCGAAATTCTGGGACGCACCTTGCTGCCGGTGGTGACACCGGTCATCAACGGTGTCTCCCGCGTTATTCTCTTCCTGCAGCGCATGGCCAAATCGATGCCGGGCGTGACCCGGGCGATCCTGGGACTATCCATGGCCCTCGGCACCATTCTGGTCGTGGCCGGAGCCGTCACCGCCGCCGTGGGGATGGTGGGACTCATGCTTCCCGCCATCAAGGCCGGGTTCGTGGCCATCAGCGCCGCGCTGGCCGGGGTGGGTTCGGCGGTCGCGACCTATTTTCTGCCCGTCATCGCGATCATCGCGGGCGTGATCCTCTCGGTGTATCTGCTCAAACGCGCCTGGGAAACCAACTTCGGCGGTATCCAGGACGTCATCACCGGAGCCTGGAACAAGGTCTCACTGGCGTTCCGGGGGATCAGAGAGCTGGTGGATTCGCTCAGCGGCGGCGTGGGTCAGATGTCGGCCGAACTGGCACAGAAGCTCGAATCCGCCGGGCTGCTGGGCTTCGTGGTCACCGTCTTCAAGGCCTATTACCGGGTTCGTGAGGCCATGGCCGGATTGTGGGGCGCGTTCTCTCATGCCTTTGGGCGCATCCGAGCCATCCTTGAGCCGACCGTCCGCACCCTGATGAGCGCCTATGCGGCACTGGCCAGCGCGGTCTTTTCGGTGGTGGAGATTTTCGGCGTGGCCGCCAGCGCCACCGACGGTTCGTCCTGGCGAACGTTCGGCACAGTCATCGGCACTGTCGCCGGTGTGCTTCTTCAGGGGTTGGCCTTCGCCCTGAAGATCGTGGCCTGGAACCTGTCGCTCATCGTGCGAGCCCTGACGGTGGTAGTGCGCAGCGTGGTCTGGGTCGGCAAGATCATCGTCGGCACCTTGGTCGGTGCCGCCAAGTTCATCTACAAGTTCCTGTTGCCCGTGCGGATGATCGGCGAGGCCTTCGTGGCCGCCGGGAAGATCGTCTATGCGGTCTGGCAGGTGCTGAGCGGCGACATCTCCCTGCTCGACGGCCTCAAGGCCATTGGCGGCGCGGTCTACGATTTTCTGGCCACCCCGTTTCGCTGGGCGCGGGATGTGGTGGTCGGCGTCTGGAATTTCATTTCCGGCATCTTCACCTCCATCGGCCGCCTGGTGACCGACGCCGCCGGACAGATCGGCCAGGCGATTCTGAACCTGCCGATCATCAGCACTCTGCGCGATCTGTTTGCCACCGTGCGCTCCTTCTTCGCCGGGGACACGACCTTTTTCGAGGCGGGCAAGAAGCTGCTGATCACCCTGGGTGAGGGGATCTGGTCGGCGGTGACCTATCCCTTCACCATGCTCAAGAACGCCCTGGGCAAGCTGCGCAATCTGCTGCCGTTCTCCGACGCCCGGGAAGGACCGCTCTCCAGCCTGACCGCTTCCGGTTCCGCGCTGCTCAAGACCCTCGCCGAGGGCATGAGCCTTACTCAGTCACTGCCCGCAAAAGTGTTCGGCTTCGCCGCTCGCGGGATTCTCTCGGCTGCTGCGGGAGCCTGGCAGCAGATCAAAACGGCGGGCGGCAACCTCATGGACGCCGCCTCGGTTCCCTTCCGCATGGCTGGAAAACTCTGGGATGGGTTGACCTCCGGGGCTCAAACCGTCGCGGCCAAGGCCGGTGCCATCTTCGGCGGTCTCAAACAATCCCTGTTTAGCTATACACCCGAGCTGGCGCTCAAGCCGTCCCAGGTCAACGCCTGGGACGCTCTGTCCACGGGAGCCGTCAATCTCCGCAACCGGATCGTTGCCACACTGTCGGCCGTCCCCGGGGCTGTCGGTCGAATCTTTACCAACGCCGGTGCCGAGGGGCAAACCCTCTGGCAGAGGCTTTCCACTGGCGCGAGCGCGGGCATTCAGGCGATCAAGGATAGAAGCGCTGGGATCGCCAACGGTTTGCTCTCCTCCGCTCGTGCCATGCTGGGAGTCCAGACCCCGATTCCGCAGGTGGCCGAGCAGAAGCAAACACTCGGAGCTGCGCAGCCCGCCGAATCGATTGGGCAACGCATCATCGAAAGCGTGCTGAGTCTCGTGCCGCGTCTGGACGAGCGCCTGGTGCCCAAGGCCCTGAGCGCCATGCTGATGCTCCAGCCGGTCATGGCCACTGCCGCGCCGCCTCCGCAACCGATGAACGGCATCGTGCAGACCGTCGCAGCGGCCGTCGAGCCGGTAAGTAAGAGCTATATCCAGCCGTTCGCGGTGGAACCGCCACTGGAAAACGGAGATGCCTCTCTGGCTCCGGCCGGGATCGAGCGGCCCAAGACAACCGCGCCGACTCCGATAGCGAAGCCCCTGCAATCCGGACTCACCGAGACGGTGCCTTCCGAACGGTTGATCGCTCCGGCCCGCACCGCTCCCGCGACACCCATGCGCGGAGAGGAAGCCGGTCCGGGAGTGCGCGAACTGCTGGAATCCCTGCTCTCGCGCCTCGATGGCCTGGCCGACCGCCCGGTGGAATTGAGCGTGACCACCAACATCGATGGTCGGAAGGTGGCCGAGGCGGTCTACAAGGACCTGCGGGAGCGGAAGATCAGAAACTACGAAACCCTGTGAGAGGACCGATGAAACGCATCTTTGTCTGCAGCCCGTTCGCGGGCGACATAACCCGAAACGTCAAGGTCGCCGAGGCACTTTGCCGCCAGGTCATGAGAAGCGGCCACGCGCCGTTCGCGCCGCACTTGCTGTATCCGACCTTCACCGACGACAGCGTTCCCGAGCAGCGGGAGACGGGTATCGCCTGCGGCCTGGCCTTTATGGAGTGCTGCGACGAGGTGTGGGCGTTCACCGGCAATGGTATTTCCAGCGGCATGCGGCGGGAACTCGACCGGGCTGGACAACTGGGCAAGCCAATCATCAAGATTGTCGAGGTGTAAGGATGGCCTGGGATCAACAGCCCATCAAGGGATATCTGGTGGATGCCGACACGGGGGAGCGGCTCGAATTCCAGTACAACCCCAACTCCATCAGCGACGAGAAGTCGACCGACTACGCGACGATCAAGATCCCCGGCATGAGCCATCCGCGTTACCAGTACGTCGCTGGGGAACCACGCCGGATCGCCTTCAAGGTCGAGCTGTTCAAAGGGCCGGTAAAGCAGAAGGTCGACTGGCTCCGCTCGTTGCAATACCCGGAGCACGCCGGAACCATGCTCAAGAATGCGCCGCACCGCGTGCTGCTCATCTTCGGCGATCTCTATCCCGGCGTGACCTGCATCGTCCGGCAGGTGAAGGCGCGGTTCTTCGGCCTGTTCGATCGGGACAACCTGCTGCCGCAACGGGCCGAGGTGGATATTGTCCTCGAGGAATACGTGGACCGTTCCATCAACTGGTCGGAGGTGCGCTCATGATCGGCCGTGATTCCCGATACGCCCGCTGCGTTCTCTACCGGGACAGCGACGGCACCTCCCTCGGCATGCGCCAGCGCATCGACACCACCCCCAGATACGACGACCGCCTGCACACCGTGGTCGAAGGCGACCGCCTGGATCTGCTCGCGCACCGCTATCTGGGCGATGTCCGGCTCTGGTGGATCATCTGCGACTACAACGACATCTTCTTTCCGCTGGAACTCGAGCCGGGCCTGGCGCTGCGCATTCCCTCCCGCGAACATGTTCAAATGCGCCTGCTCGACTGAGGTTTCCGACACCTCGCCATGCCTTCCGGTAAGTAAGCAGGGAACTGCGAACCGCCGGAGAGACGCATGGATCTGGATACCTTCAAACCGACATTTCTGATTCAGATCGAGGGGCAAGCCCTCTCGAAGGACATCACCCAGGAGATCACCTCGTTCGTCTTCACCGACAACGAGGAGGAGCTGGATATCCTCGAACTGTCGGTGACCGACCGCAACCTGCAGTTCGTCGATGACCCTCTGTTCCAGGAAGGCAATGAGATCGTGGCCCGCTTCGGCTACGTGGGGAACCTCTCTCCGCGTAAGAAGGCGGTCATCAAAGACATCGATTACGATTTTCCGGAAAACGGCGACCCGACCATCCGCATCAAGGCCTACGACAAGGGCTTTAAACTCGCGGGCAAGGAAAACCAGAAGGTCTGGCAGAAACCCGCTCCCGGCATCCTCTATTCGGAAATCGCCGAGCAGATCGCCGCCGCCAACGGCCTCACGCCGGTGGTTACGGCCACCAAAGGCAACCATCTCCGCGTCACTCAGAGCAACATCTCGGACGCTCAGTTCCTCAAGGAGCTGGCGGAAAAGGCCCGCGACCGCGATGGCGACGGTGTGAGCGGCTATGTCTTCTACGTCCAGGACGACGAACTCCATTTCCATCCCCGCGAGCTCGACCAGACGCCGCTTCTGACCCTCGAATATTTCACCGACACCAAAGGCCTGTTGCGTTCGTTCCGTCCGAGCACCCAGTCCCAGGGAGCCAAGGGCGCGGGTGTCGAGACCAAAACAGTCGGCATCGACCCGCGCAAGAAGGATGTGGTCGAGCACAAGGCCAACAACGCCACCACGCCCGAGCGGACGGCCCTGGGCAAGCAAACCTATCTGGTCGACGGCAACACCGGCGAAGGCAGCTTCAAGGAACAGGAGACGGGGCAGATCGTGCCCAGCTTCGACCGTTCCGAAGGCTTTCACGAAGAGCCGCGCCAGGAGCCCGCCCAGGACAACGCCGAAGGCAAATTCCGCGAGGCCGAGCTGCGCCAGGTCGAGGCGGATGCGGCCACCATCGGCATTCCCCAGCTACGCGCCAAGAAGAACGTCGAGATCAAGGGCGTGGGACGGAAGTTTTCCGGCATCTATTACTGCCACTCGGTGCGCCACAGCATCAGCGGCGCTGGCTATCTCTGCGAACTCAAACTCAAGAAGAACGCCCTCGGCAAGGGCGCGGGCGACAAGTCCGCCGAGTCCCAGGGCAAACCCAACGACAAGGAGGCCCCGCCCACGCCGCAAAACGAGCCGCCAGCCATGGTGACCATCGACGCGGATTCCGGCGCGGTCACACAAGGAGGCGGCAATGGGTGATCTCAGCAAGAATTCCAACCGTTCGGAATTCGCCTGCAAGGGCAAGAACTGCTGCGGCCATTCGGCTGCGGTCCATCCCGACCTGGTCGACGCCCTGCAGGCGTTGCGCGACCGCATCGGCAAACCGCTGTCCATCACCAGCGGCTTCCGCTGTAACCGGCACAATAAGGCGGTGGGCGGCGCGGAGCAGAGTTTCCACACGCTGGGCATGGCGGCCGACGTGAGCTGTCCCGCAGGCGTTTCGCCCGAGGAACTGGCAGTCATCGCCGAGGAGATCCCGCTCTTCCGCGAGGGCGGCATCGGTGTCTATGCCTCTTGGGTGCATCTCGATGTGCGCCAGTCGGGCAAGGCGAGGTGGCGGTCATGAGCGCCGAAACCAAGAACCTGTTTTCGGGCACCGCGCTGGGTCTCTCCGGGCCGCTTCGGGTGGAGATACTTCCCAATGGAATGACCGCCAGGCTGACTCAGCCGTTCCGTGTCCGTACCGGCGCTGGCCGCATCATCGAAGTGACCGCTGGGTTCGAGACCGACTTCGCCTCGGTGCCGCGCCTGTTCTGGCGCGTGGTGCCGCCCTGGGGGAGATATTCCCCGGCGGCCGTCGTTCACGACTACCTCTACCACACCGGCAAGGTCTCGCGGCTTGCTGCCGACCGCGTCTTTCTCGAACTGATGGCGGCCCTGGGCGTGCCTCTATGGAAAAGGCAGGTCATGTATTGGGCGGTTCGCCTGGGCGGCTGGCTGGCCTGGGACACCAGTCGAAAACGGGAGACGGAGCATGCTTGAAACCCGCGACCGTCAATCCGAGGAGCGCTACCGCAACCGCTGGTACGGCAAGTACCGGGCCTTCGTGCGCGACAACAACGACCCCGAACGCCTTGGCCGGGTCCGGCTGGAAATCCCCGCCGTGCTCGGCAGCGGGCGGGAGAACTGGTCCGAATGGGCCGCTCCCTGTTTCCCCTACGGCGGCAACGACGACACCGGCATGTTCCTGGTCCCCGAGGAAGGGGCCTCGGTCTGGGCCGAGTTCGAGGGCGGCGTCGTCCAGTATCCGATCTGGACCGGGGTCTGGTTGGCCAAGAGCAATCCCGGCGAGCAGCCCGAGGAATCCAAGCGCACCTGCGCGAATGCCTTCTGCCATGACTGCGAGGACAAGGTCGAGCATCAGGCCAACCGGCACGACGATCTCGAACACAAGAAGTACCACGGCCATCCGCCGTATTACTGTCCGCGCCTGAAGATCCTGCTCAAGACCGAAACCGGCCACACCATCCTGGCCGATGACCGCGACGGCGACGAGCTGCTGCGGATCATCGACCGCGCCGGACAGATCCTCACCATGGAAGGGAAGGTGAAGCCGGAGATACAGAGCGGCAACGCCCTGCGCCGAGGCACGAAGGACGCCGAGAAAGGCGACCAGCTCGACATCGCCTCGCAGATCGTCGGCTCCCGTGCCCGCATCCAGCTCACCGACCTCTGCCGCCAGCAGGTGATCCTCGAAGCCTGGCAGGACAAGGAGAAGGTCCACATCCTCTCGTGCGACAAGGGCCGCTCCCGCTGGCAGAAGATCCTCATCGATACCACCAAGGGTCGGGAGAAGGTTCACATCTGGGGACTCAACGGCACCCAGGAAATCCTCATCGATTCCACCGCCGCCGCCGAACAGATCCGGCTCACCGACAAGGCCGGTCAGGTGGTGCGCATGAACGCCGCGCCCGGCCAGGAGAGCATCAGCGCCACCGACAAGTCCGGCAGCCTCGTGTTCATGGATGGGGTGGCCGGAAACATCATCATTCGCTCGACGAACACCGTCTTGATCAACACTTGAAGGGAAGCATTGCATGGGAGAAAGAACAACAACGCCCTCCGGACTTTCGGCCAGCGAGGAATTGCTGGCCCGGACCTTCGATCATTGGCGGGAGGAATTCCGCAGCATCCTCGAAAGCCACCGCCGGGAAATCCAGGACCGCCTCGAGAAGATCGAGCGTGAAATCGAGAAGAAATCGGACAAGGAAAACGTCGAGGTGCTGGTCCGCTCGATCTATTCCGATCTGCACCGGCACGCCGAGGAGATCGACCGGCTGCATGCCCGGGTCGGCTCCAAAATGGGGACCGAGACCATGTGGAAGATCGTCGGCTTGGTGTTGACCATCGGCAGCACCATCGGCGGACTCGTCGGCTTTCTGATCCATCTGTTGCTGAAGGTGAACCCATGAGTTCCCAGGCTCGACTCGGCGACATCAGCAGTCACGGCGGCGTCATTATCACCGGGGCGAGCCGGACGCTGGACAACGGCATGCCGGTGGCCCGCATGGGGGATCTGCACGTCTGTCCCATCCCGGGGCATGGCGTGACGCCCATCGTGACCGGCAGCTTCGACACCATCACCGAAGGATTGCCCAACGCCCGCATCGGCGACATCACCGCCTGCGGAGCCATCATCGTCACCGGCAGTCCCGACACCATCGACAACTGAGGGGGACGCCATGAACAATCTCGAACAGCCGCAGGAACCGCACTACTGGGATGTCTTCCCGAAACTGATCCGGGTCTCGCGGTCCCCATTCGTCCAGCGCATTCCGCTCTCGATCCGTGGTCTACCCGAAGCGCCGGTGTTCGAATCGTCCAATCCCGACGTGGCCAGTGTCGATGAGGACGGCAATGTCGAGTGCGGCTTCGTTCCCGGGGCGGCCATGATCCTGGTCTGGGATTCGCCCGAGCGGCTCAGCCTCCGTCACGTCCAGGTCGAGGTCTATGGCGGCGGCGTCTCCGCACCGGTGGATGTCCCTTCATGACCGATACCCCGCCAGCCTTTAGCCACTGGGAGGTTCAGCCTCGCTCCATCCGCCTCTCCGCTGGCGAGTTCGAGCAACGGGTTCCGCTCTCCCTGCGCGGCGACGTGGACGCCCCGGTCTTTGCCTCCAGCAACCCGGAGGTCGCGGAGATCGGGCCGGATGGCGTCATTCGCTGCGGCTGGACCATCGGCAACGCCGTGCTCATGGTCTGGCGATCCTCGGTCCGGGACAGCCTCCGCCATGTTCTGGTGGAGGTCCGCGATCCGTCCTGGTTCGCCGACCACCCGGACTTTGCCAGCGGAGCCACGGTCTTCCTCAGCGGCATGGTGGTCAACGCCCTCAACACCAGCGGCGTCGGCAACGCGCTGATCGAATTCCGCCGCTCGGAAACCGGCCCGGCTGCATACCAGACCTTTGCCAACGCCTATGGCGGGTTCGAGCTGACCGTGCCCGAGGGGTTCTATTACGTGGAGGTCACCGCGTCTGGATACATCGCCTGGCATGGCTGGGTGAACGCCGACCCCAACACCTCCGGCGACATCCAGATCGTTCTCTCGCCCGAACTCGACGGCCAGGTCGCCCGCATCGTGTTGCAGTGCGGACTCAACCCCAGGGATCTCGATTCCCATCTCACCGGACCGACGCCATCGGGCGGCCGCTTCCATGTGTTCTATTCCCACACCATCGAAAACGAGGCGGCGGAATTGGACGTGGATGACACCAGCTCCTACGGGCCGGAGACCATCACCATCCATCGGCTCATCCCCGGCGTCTACCGCTACGCGGTCCACGACTACACCAACCGCAACGCCAATCCGAGCACCGGCCTGGCGCAGTCCGGAGCATCGGTGAAAGTGTTCCTGAGCGATGGCCGTGAGCAGACCTTCACCGTTCCCAACTCCCCGGGCACGGTCTGGACCGTGTTCGAAATCGACGGTGCGACCGGGACAGTGACGCCGGTCAACGCCATGAGCTATCAATCCCAACCCGCCAATGTCGGCATGTAATGGAGGTTGTCCATGATTTCCGAAGAACCCGCCGACTTGCAGGCCACCATCGAACAAACCGATTCCGGCGAACAGCAGTATGTTTTACGGGCGCTCTGCGATCACCTGTCCGGCATCCGTGAAGAACTTTCCGGCATCCGCACGCTGCTGGAGGCCAGTCACGCCGCCTCGGAGGCGATGCGCGGCCAGGCCCAGGCCTATCTGGAGGCCCAGCAGGCCAGGACGCAGGAGTATCTGGATCAGGTACAGGTCGAGCCGGAGCCCGATTTCTATCCCTTCGTCGAGCTGCCAGCGGGCACCGAGCCCCGGGATCTGCCGGACGGCAACCGGCTCTTTACCTTGCCCGACGGCATGATCCTGCGGACCACTGACGACCAGCGAATCTGCGTCATCGACGCCGGGGAACAGCAGGTCGTCACTCCCGGACCCGGCACGGCCATCGAGGTCGCCCCGGGACGCCTTTACACCCTGGTCGAGTCCTATCTGCGTTCGACCCAGGAAGCGGCCGGTATCAGCGGACTGCCTGCCGGGACCGAGCCGACCGCCATGGGCGCGGAACGCATCGCGGTGGATCTGCCCGAGGGCATCCGTCTTGACGTCGATCACCGGGAGCGGTTCATCACCCTGATCAATCCGGCCGGACCTATCGACATCATCGGCATCGGCCGCATCGAGGGCATCGGCGAAACCATCGCCATTCGTCTGCTCTCCGGCGGGGCCAAGGGATTCCAATGCGGCCTGTCCGGCCACGGCGGGCTGATCGAGGCGGACGGCACCATTCATCTGGGACTCAAGAGCGGTCTGGATCTGGTGATTCGGTTCCCGGGAGAAGCTATCGACGACGACACTTCGGAAAATGGCTGCTCGGGACAGTGCGGCATCGACTGCGAGGAGCGTATCTGATGAGCTACGATTTCCTCGGCAAGGGATTGCGCTACCCGTTCCGGTTTCAGTCGGTATCCGGCGGCACCCAGATCTCGACCGCCACCTCGCGGGAGCACGAGCATATCCGCGAAAGCATCCTGCAGATCCTCGGCACCAGGATCGGCGAACGGTTCATGAATCCGGAGTTTGGCTCCCGGCTGAAGGATCTGGTGTTCGAACAGAACGACGAGGTCCTCAAGGGCCTGCTGCGCCATTACGTGATCGACGCTATCAAACGCTGGGAAAAGCGGGTGATCATCACGGAGGTGCGCTTCGACGACCGGCCGTTGAACATCGACGGCAACCTGCTGCTGGTGCATATCGCCTACCGGGTGATCCAGAGCCAGGTGGACGGCAACCTGGTCTATCCCTTCTACAGAGAAGACCCGAACAATCCCGCGCCCAGCTATCCCCAACCGGAACCCGAGCCTGAACCGCCGCCGGTGCGCAGCGTGCGCCTATCGCCAGACGTGCGCTCGCTGTTCAATCTGCTCTGGTTCGACGCGGCCGAGATGAGCCCCGATCCGGCGGATTCCTTCCTCTGGCCAGCCGGGGAATACGAAGTCGCCTACATCGAGGGAGCCTTTCAGGACCGCAACGGCAAGTGGATCGTCAGCGATCCGGGTGACAACCACGGCCATTACCTGGTGTTTGAGGGAGCGCCCGAAACCGAAGCGCCCCAGGCCGAGCATGCCCTCTATCTGGCCGCGAGCGGTCTGGGTTTCGACACCCAGAGTCAGGCGGAAGACAACGCCGCTGGCACCATTCACCGGATCACCACGCTGGAGCCGGGTCGCATCGGACTGTTCTATTTCGAAGGCAAGAAGGAATCCCACTACCTCAACAACACCTCCGGGCAGCCCAACCCCGTCTGGCAACTGCGCGGCCCGCTCTGAGGCATCCCACCTCCGACACATCCAGGCCTCTTCCGGTAAGTAACCGGCGTGGCGAGAGCATCAGGCGCTCTCGCATAACCGCCGAAAACCGGAGAGACCATGGGCCGCGCAAGCATCGGATACATCAACAAGGATTACGAATCGATCCGTCAGGAGCTGCTGGCGAAGATCCCGCAGCTCACCGACCGCTGGACCGATTTCAACCACTCCGATCTCGGCGTCGTCATGCTCGATCTGTTTTGCGGCGTGGGCGACATGCTGGCCTACTACCTGGATGCCCAGGCGGCGGAGGCCTTCCTACCCACGGCCCGCCAGCGCCAGAACGTCATCAACCTCTGCAAACTCATCGGCTACCGGCTAGACTCGCCGGTGGCCTCCACCACCACGCTGCGCTTCCGGCTTTCCGCCCCGCTCGGCAAGGATCTGACCATTCCGGCGGGGACGGCCTGCCGCGCCTTGCTGAGTGACGGCGAAGCGGATTTCGAGACGGTCGAGGACGGCCTGATCCCGCGAGGCGTGCTCTCGGTAGACATCCCGGCCCGGCAAGGCGTGCGCCGCACCGAGACCTTCACGTCGTCGGGCTTGCCATTCCAGCGCTTCCGCCTGACCGGCGACCTCATCGCTCAGGGCACCATCACCGTTTCGGTGGGGGACGACGCCTGGAGCGAGGTCGATCACTTCCAGGACAGCCTGGCCGACAGCCGTCATTTCATGGCCGACCTGGACGCCCTCGACATCTCCACCCTGATTTTCGGCGACGGGCAAAGCGGCGCTGTACCGGCTCAGGGAAGCGCCATCACCGTCAGCTATCTGCAGACCATCGGAGACCAGGGCAATCTCGGTCCGAACCGGATCACCCAACTGCTGAGCCCGGTCTACCTCGACGGCGGCCAGGTCTCCCTGACCGTCGCCAACCCGGTGCCCGCCACCGGCGGCGCTTCGCGGGAAGCCCTCGAACACGCCCGCCGACAGGCACCGGCGGAGCTGCGCAGTCTCTGGAAGGCCGTCACCCTGGAGGATTACCAGGCGCTCGCCGAAGGTTACCCCGGCGTCGCCAAGGCCAAGGTGCTCGACACCAATGCCTGCCAGAACATCCGCTATTACAACGTCCAACTGTCCATCGCCCCCAACGGCGGCGGAATGCCCTCGGCGCTGCTCAAGCGGGACCTCGCCGAGTTTCTCGAACGCCGCAAGGTCATCACGGTCGAGATCAACCTGTTCGACCCGATCTACCGCCCCGTTTCCATCGACGCCGAGGTCTACATCTGGCCCGGCGAACCGCTGGAAAACGTGCGCAGCCGCATCGAAGCCGCACTTTCCGATTTCTTTTCTTTCGACCAGGTCTCCTTCGGCCAGACCATTCACTTCTCCGACCTGGTGGTCTTGATCGACGGCGTGCGCGGTGTCAGCCACATGCATCTGTACGCGCCGCAGCAGGACATCGAACTGCGCCACGGCGAAATTCCGGTTCTCGGCAGCGTCAACCTCGATCTGCGGAGGGCCGGTTGATGTCGGATTGGTTCAAGGACAATCTGCTCGGCCTGCTGCCGCCGCTTTACGAGCACAACGACGAGGCCGGTGACCTGCGCACCTTTCTGAGCCTTCCTTCCGGAACGCTGGACGATCTCAAGCAGGCTATCGACGACTTCCCGACTATCTTCGACGTCGATCACTGCGATGAACGCTTTCTGCCGTTGCTGGCGAGGCTCGTGGGCCTCGAAGTAGACGGCACCTGTTCGCCGGACTGCCAGCGCCGCCGCGTGCGGGAGGCGGTCGAAATCTATCGCCGCAAGGGGACCCTCCCGGCCATTGAGCGCGACTTTGACGCGCTCGGTTGGCAGGGGGAACTGCAGGAGACCTTCCGCTCGGCGCTGCGCCTCAATGCTCGCTCCAAACTCAGCAACGCCAAGCTGCCCGGGCTGGTGTTCAGCCTCGGCGTGTTTCGCGTGCTCTGTCTCAACCAGACCGAGGGGCTGCGCGACGCCCTGGTGTTTCATCACCCGGCGGGCACCCGCTGTTTTTGGCTCCAGTTTCTGCTCGAATGGATCGAAGGCGGCGCAATGCTCGACTTCGGGCACGCCAACGCCGTGCGCCGGATCGTGCTGGCGTTTCTCGACGAGACCTTCGTCCTTGGCCATTCCTCCCTCGGCTCCTGCCGTCACCTGACCAACAAGCAAAAGGCCTGGGAGCTGCTGCAGCTCACCAGCACCACGGAGATGATTCCGGAGATCGACCGGGCCGCCGTTAAGGTCTCTCGTTTTCACGGCCGCCAGAATCGGATGCGTCTGAACCACCGGACCCTCAACGACTGGCGGCTTCCGTACACCCGTGTCGGCGAGGACCGGGTTTCCTTCTGCACGCCCATCTACACCGGCCGCGATTTCGTAGGAGATGTGCTGGAGAGCGGTTTCGGGCTCGGCGAAAGCCATCTCAACCGTAAATCACTGACCCATGGCGAGACCGCACTGCGCTACTGCTTTCGGCAGAAGGATTTCTTTTTCAGCAACCAGACGGAACCGGCCGAGCGGGCGGAGGCCAAGTACGACCTGCATCTGCCGCTGGAATCCCGTCACCGCCTCTGCTTTCAGCTTGGTCGGGCCAGGTTGAACGAGGGTCTCGACCTTACCGCCAACCAGGGCGGTATCAGCAATCTGCTGCTCGCCGCCACTGCTGGCTGCGATGCGGACGTCACTCTGGCCGTCGACCGGATCGACCGATGGCGGCGGAGAGGGCCTGTGTTCCGGCTCAACGCGAACACCCTGAACACCCGGTATCTGAGCAATGCGAATCTGACCGGCGAACGGGCCTCGCTTGAAGTCTATGTGGACACGGGCTCTCTCCAGCGTCATCGGGTCGAAACCATGAAGCTGGGCGCAAGTCCGCTCAACACCACCGGTCTGCGCCTCTCCGTGGACCGGACCCGACCCATGCGCATCAGCCGCATGCGCCTCAACCAGGCCGGATTCCGCTGGTCGCGGCCTTCCTACCGCTGGCTGTTCCGTCAGCAGGATCTGCACGCACCGGCGCAGGCCGGGTTCGAGGCCGCCACCAACAACTATCGCGCCACCCAGTGGCCCACCTGAAGGAGAACCCATGGCGATTCATCTCTATCTTGACGAAGCGTTGACCCAGCAGATTTCAGAGGGGGATTTCAGCCGTCCCGAGGCCGAGAGCTACAACGGTACTGACGGCGACATCAAGGATCGGCAACTCCACGTCGCCAACGAGCAGACGAGCCTCGCCTCGGCCATCGACCTGGCGCAGACCAGCATCGCGCTGGTCGAACCGCGCTTTGCCGACGGCGAACTCATCATCATCGACGGCGAGCAGATGCTCATTGAAAGCGGCGGCGGAACCGCCAATCTCACCGTGCAACGGGGCGTGGCCAACACCGCTCCGGCCGCGCACAACGCCGGGGCGACTTTCTATTCCGGTTACGACTACACCGGGCTGGTGCTCGATCCCATCGACGAGACCGGCACCGACGAATCGGTGTGGTACCGCCTGGCTCTGACCCAGGTGGATCTCGACACCGCCATCCAGGGCGGACCGCTCAATCTCGGCGACAAGACCTTCCAGCAGACGTTGTCCTTCTGGCGACGCTGCACGGTGCTCCCGGGCACGCCGGTGCAAAACAAACTCGACATCAAGCTGCGCCTGACCGGCACGGAAAACCCGATCCTCTAAGGAGCTCCGATGGCAGCTATTACGATAGACATCGATATTTCCGCGAGGGTGACCCGATCACGGGTGAGCGAAATGGACACCCGTCAGGTGCTCCTGCGCGGGATCTTAGCGGAGATGGATCTCGCCTGTCGCATTCAGCGTTCCATTGAAGTTGCCGCGCAGGCTCAAGTGGGTGTTCTCGCTGAAATCGCAAGGATCGTCAGGACCGGCCAAGTGATCCACAACCGCCTGAACCGGAACACCGACCTGTGGCTCGTCATCCATGGACGTCTGGGTGTCGATGCCGACACGGCGCTGCGGATGACGCGCCTCTGGCAGCGGAGCATCGACACCAGCGTCCGGACGTCGGGCGCACATATCAGCCGATCCGACACCGTTCAGCGCATCGCGATTCCGGCCGGGCTGCTGACAGACACGCGGCAGATCCTGTTCGCGGTGCTCATCGATCAAGACCACGTAATTCAGACCTAAAGGAGAACAGCAATGGCACTGGGACTTATCGTTAAAACCGGCCGGATACTGACGGCCAAACTCCTCCTCGGCCAGGCCGTGGACGGCATCACCCACTGCGCCATCGGCGACGGGGATGCCAGCTTCGCCGACCCGCAGAATCCACCCGCGCCGGAGATCGGCCAGGCCGGACTCAGAAACGAACGCGCCCGCAAGCGCTACTACAAGCGGACCTTCCTCAAGGAGGATGCCGAGGGGGCGCTGCTGGTCAACGGCGTGCGTTACCTCGAAACCGGCGAGGAGACCAACACCATCGGCGTCTTCTTTCGCTTCGACGAGGCCGAGGCCAACGGCATCACCATCCGCGAATACGGCTTCTTCGGCGGCGACGTGCAGTACGTGGCTAGCACCAACGGGGATCTCGCCATGGGCGGCATCTTCCATCAGGACACCAATCCGACCGGGGAGGTGCAGCATCCCGGTTACCTCTACGAGGTGAAGAACATTCCCGACTTCAACAAGATTTCCGACACCCGCGTGGAGCTGGTCGGGATCATCAAGATCTAACTGGAGGATTCAATCATGAGCATCTCACGCGAGACATTCGACCTGACCAAGAACTACAAGCGCATCCGCTACCACCAGGACCGCGACCTGCTGGATTCCGAACTCAACGAGCAGCAGGATCTCATCAACCAGGAGCGGCGCAAGATCGCCGACATCCTGTTCAACGAAGGCTCGATCCTGGCCGGGCTGGAAGTGAGCGCGGTCGCCAATGTCCTGACCCTGGCTCCCGGCGTGGTCTACATCGACGGTCATATCGAACAGGTGAATGGCGCAACGCTGACCTATGACCCGGCCACCACCGGTGGAGCGGAATACGTTTATGTCGAACTGCTGAAATACAGTTACGGTTACACCCAGGACCCCAGCCTGATCAACCCGGCCACCGGCGAGCCCACCGCCGAACGGGAAAAATGGGTTCTCTCTCTCAAGGCGACGGATACCAGCGGCCAGACGCTGCCTAATAACGTCACCGAGCGCCGAGTCATCCCCATCTACAAATTCGACCGCGAGAACGGCGATGTCACCCCGACGGTGCAAGAGAAGTCCAATCTCTACCTGCGGGATCTGCTGGGCACACTTCCCGGCAGCCGGATCACGGTTTCTTCAATTACGGAAGACCAGCTCTCCTTCGCCGCCGCCGAGGGGCTCAATTCGCTGATCCAGAACCTGGCCGAGCGAACCTTCGACCAGGCCGGAAGCTACCTGGTGAAAGGTTTCGACACGTTCATCGGCGGCACCGACGACGATAGCATCGAGGCAATCACCAACGCCGGACGCGCCTACATCCAGGGCTTCCGGCATCAACGCGATCTGCCCACCTCGACCCAGGTGCCCAAATCGGTTGCCACCAAATCGGTGCGCGGCGAGCAGAAGACCTTCGACATCAACAAGCGCCGTTACCCGGTCAACTCCACGCCGCTCAAGGAGACGACCCAGGTGGAAGCTATCGTCGAGATTACCCGCAACGTCACTCGCGGTTCGGTCGGCGGCGGTGAAGATCTGCTCGATCCCAATCCGGTGGTGGACATTCTCGAGGTCAGCCAAGGGGCGTCCATCTTCCAGGAGGGGGTGGACTGGCAGCAGTCCGGCAACCATGTGGATTGGCTCGGCTCGGGCAACGAACCCGCCATCGGCACCACCTACACGGTGCGTTGGACCTACACCAAGCAGATGCTCAAAGGCACCGATTACGCGGACAGCGGCTGGTTCGGTCAACCCAATCATCCCACCGCCGGAAACTACTTCTATCTGGTGACCGCCTACAACGCCACCGGCGAAACAGCTTTCAACGCCGCTGCGGTCATCGCCCGGGCCACCGTTGCCGGGGAACTCAACAAGCTCTCCTGGCTGCCGGTCAGCGGCGCGACCGGCTATCGTGTCTACCGGGCCGCCACCAACGGAGCACGCACCGACTACAAGCGCCTGATGGAGCTGGGCAGCGAGGCGATCTCCTACGTCGACGACGGCGTCGAGGAAACCACTACCGCTTCGCCTCCGGCCACCAACACGGCCGGGCTCACCATGTCGCCGGTCCAGCTCGAGCTGGGCAACCTCAACGTGATCAACTTCGGGCGCGGCAGCCTCGGCGACCAGCCGGTGAACGGCTCCAACTGCAGCCTGGATTACGACTATTACCTTGGCCGCCGCGACATCGTTTACGCCACCACCACCGAGATCAAGCGCCTCGAAGGGGCTCCGGCGGATTTTCCGAAGCTGCCCATCGTGCCGGAAAACGCCCTGGGGCTGTGCAGTATCGATTGCCCGCCCAACTCCACCGACATGGAGATCCGCAACTTCGGCCTGACCCGCATCACCATGGACCAGATCCACGACATCATTCAGGACGTCGAGGACCTGAAGTACAACGATGCCCAGTACCAGATGAACAACGAGCTACAGAACCGGGACGCCCAGACCAAGAAAGGCATCTACTCGGACGACTTTTCGAACACCGCTCAGTCGGACATCTACCACGCCGAATGGGACGCCCGGGTCAACGAGATCGCCCGGTTCGTCGCGCCGGACCGTATTCCGCACTCCACGGTGCTCTCGGTCGATCAGGCGGGCAGCAACGCGAGCTTCTTCGGCAGCCTGGCACTGTTGCCGGGCAACGAGACCGTGCTGGTGGAGCAGAACGATTGGTCCGAGGAGCGCAACATCAACCCTTACGCCGTGTTCGACAAGCCTCCGGCCATGCTGCAGAGTACGCCCAACCTCGGGCGGCGCGGGCAGACCGGCATTGCCGTCACCGGCATCAACTTCACCCCAAGCAAATCCGGCATCGTGCTGCGCTGTGACGGCCAGGTAATGGCCAGCAACCTGATCAGCGACGAAGCCGGTCGGGTCAGCGCCTCCTTCACCATTCCGACCAACGCCCGCAACGGCAACCGGATCGTGGAGATGAACGACGGCGTTTACTCGGCTCGGACCAGCCTGCAGATCAACGATCCGCTGGTTATCACCCGCATCGAGCGCATCATCGAGAACCGCATTATCCGCGTGCCGGTGGTGCAGGTGGTCTGGCGCACCCAGACCATCTTCGTGCCTCGCGATCCACTGGCCCAGACCTTCAGCTTCACCCAGAACCAGGTGGTCACCAGCGTCGGGCTCAATTTCACCGCCAAAGACCCATCCATTCCGGTCACTGTTCAGATCCGGGGCGTCACCACCGGTCTGCCCAACGGTGTGGTCTTTGCTGAAAAGGTGCTGGCTCCCAGTGAGATCAGCCTGAGCGGCGAGACCCGGATTCGCTTCAACGACCCGTTTTATGCCGAAGCCAACAGCAGCTATGCGGTGGTGCTGCTGACCAACAGCACAAACTACAAGGTGCGCACCGCCACCCTTGGCAAGATGGGCCGCTGGGGCATCATCACCCGGCAGGCCTACATGGAGGGCGTGCTGCTGGAGAGCTCCAACGCCGAGACCTGGACGCCGCTCAACGGCTCCGATTTGGCGATCAAGATCTACGGTTACAACTTCCAGTCCGAGGGGATGATCCGCTTCCAGCCGATTACCAGCGTGCAGTTCTCCGACATCAACCTCGACGAATACTCCGCCATCCCCCAGAGCACCGCCCTCGATTGGGAATACTCCACCGACGGCGGCGTGACCTGGGATGCCCTGGTTCCCGCCGAGGAGGAACGGCTGCCCAATCTGGCCACTCGGGTTCAGGTGCGTGTGCGTCTGAACAGCTCGCTTTCCAACGACACCCCGGCCATCAACTTCCGCGACGTCAACCTGGTGGGCTACCTGAACAAGTCCACCGGGGCCTACCTGACCCGTGAAAACGAACTGACCCAGGGGGTGGACTCAACCAAGGCCTATGTGCAGATGGGCATCCCCAGCGGCACCACCCTGCAATGGTTCGCCAGCAACGACGGCGGCCTGACCTGGGAGGCGATGACCATTCAGGACACCCGGCCCATCGACGAGAACTGGACCGAGTACACACTGGTGCGCACCTTCACCGACAACACCGGCAACAAGGTCCGCTACAAGGCCGAGATGACTGGAACGCCGCTGAGCTACCCGCGCATCCATTCGCTGGGCGCGACCCTGAGCTAAGGAGGCATGCCCATGATCGTTCGACGCACTGGCGGCATGACCGAATTTATCCCTTCGCCGCAGGAGAAGCGCGATGGCCTGATCCGCGACCATGCCCTGGGCCTGCTCGAAAATCTGCACCAGCGCCTGGTACGACTGGAGCGGGCCTCGGGTCTGCCGCCCGACGAGGCTAAGGCCTTTACTGCGTTGCTAAGGCGCATGAGGGCTGACGAGTCGCGTAATCTGGAACTGCATACCAGCTTGATTACCGGAGAAACCGCCCTCGGCTGAACCGGTTCAACCGTTTACCACCCCAACAAAACCCCGGATACGGCAAGCCCTGTCCGGGGTTTTCCCGTCCTTGCGTCATGAGGACCGGCTCGAATTGCAAGTCATTGAAAATAAACGTGTTAAATGTCGGCTTCGGCTGTTCTTCTACTTGATTTGTGTCCGGAAAGAAGCATTCATTCATGGTGTAAGCAGAGGCTAAAAAGCCCTGCCAGGCAACGACTTAGAAGCGCCATGAACGACGGAGGCACGCATGAACCTGAATGAGATCCAGTACGGCATCGAGATCGAGACCGTAAAACGCACCCGGGAACAGATCGCCTGGGCCATCCACTCGGTGGTGGGCGGCACGGTCCGCCATGTCGGCATCCCGAGCAACTACGACCCCTGGGAGGTCGAGGACCTGCGCGGCCGCGTCTGGAAGGTGGTGGGGGACGCCTCCCTGACCAGCGTCCCGGCCCATCTGCGAGCAGAGATGGTCAGCCCGGTGCTCGGCTACGACGACATCCCGCAACTGCAGGAGGTGGTCCGGGCCATCCGCCGCGCCGGGGGCAAGATCAACAGCCAGTGCGGCATCCACATCCATATCGACGCCGCGCCCTTCGACGGCAGGCACCTGGGTAACCTGGCCAAGATCATTTACAAGCAGGAACCGCTGATCCTCCATGCCCTCGGCATCAGCCGCGACCGCCTCAATCGCTACACCCGGCCGGTCAGCGACGAGCTGATCCAGCGTATCGAACAGCATCGCCCCCGCACCAAGGATCAGCTCAACCGCATCTGGTACGGCTACCACAACCGCCAGCCCCAGCGCTACGACAACAGCCGCTACCACGGGGTCAACCTGCACAACGTCTGGTATCGGGGCACGGTGGAGTTTCGCTGGTTCGAGGCGACCCTCCACGCAGGGCGGATCAAGGCCTACCTGCAGTTCTGCCTCGCGGTCGCCGCCAAGGCCCTCAACGGCCGGGCCGCCTCCAGCCGCAAGCGGGATTTTGATCCCCAGAGTGCCAAGTATGACTTCAGGGTCTTCCTGCTCCACCTCGGCCTGATCGGCGACGAGTTCAAGACCGCCCGCAAGCATCTGATGGCCAACATGCCCGGCGATGCCGCCTTCAAGAACGGGCGGCCCAAACCGGAGGACGGCCTCCCGATTGAGACCGAAACCACCACTCTCACCAACGAGGCCGGGCATGTTCCCGGCCTCACTGTTTAAGGAGGTGCCCCATGAAGATTCTGATCCGCTCCACCACGCTGGATGGTGAACCGATCCCCGGCAGCGGGGAAACCCTGCAGGCCGCAGACTGCCTCGAAGTTGTCGAGCTGATGCGCGGCCAGACGCCGTTTACCGCCAGCCGAGCGCCCCGGGACTACATGACCGAGGTGCTCTCCGGCATAGAAGGCGGGCCGACCCAGCCGTTGCCAAAGGACGCCGCCGCTGCGGCCGCCGAGTTTCTCACCCGTCTGGCCCGGCACGGCCTGATCGAGTTTCTGCCCGACGACAAGGCCAGCGATCCCTGGCCGGACCGCTTCCTCGAAGCCCTGGAGACGGTACGGCTCTCCGGGCGCACCAACATGCTCGACCACCCGGAGGTGACCCGGCTGACCGCCGAGATGGGTTACCCGGAGGTGGCCGAGTGGCTGGCGGACCACCGGCGTGAATACGCGGCCTTTGTTCTCGAGGGGACGAGGCCGCTCGGCAAGAACTTCGACGGCAAGGAGGACCCGGTTCCATGTGCGGACAAGTAGGCGTCATCTTCGGCCGCAAGCGCAGACGGCCCGACGAGCGGGATTACCTGCGCGAGGTCTTTATCCGCATGCTGCTGCACAGCGAGGAGCGCGGCCCGCATGCCTCCGGTCTGGCCTGGCTCAAGACCGACGGCAGCCACCGGATTTTCAAGCGGCCGATGCGGGCGCACGAGCTGGTGTACGAAAAACCGTTCCAGGAGCTGCTCGGGCAGGTCGACAACGAGACCACCATCCTCATGGGCCACACCCGCTGGCGCACCCGGGGCAACGAGTTCAATAACCGCAACAACCATCCCATCCGGGCCGGGATCGTCATCGGCACCCACAACGGCACCATCTACAACGCCGATTATCTATTCCGCCGCCTTAGGCTGCCGCGCTACGCCGAAGTGGACAGCGAGCTGATCTTCCGCCTGGCCGACCGCTTCGCGCCCGAAGGCCCCATCGACCAGAAGGACCTCAAGAAGGCGCTCGCCCTCTGTCGCGGCCAGATGAGCGCCGTGCTGGCATCAAAGCTCGACCCCGGCACCATCACCGTGCTCAAGGGCAACAAGCCGCTCTGCTTGCGCATCCACCGCCAGCACCGGGTGGTGCTCTACGCCTCGGAGGCCGCCTTCATCGACTTTGCCGTGGACAACGAGAAGGGCTGGCGCGAACTGGAGGTGCCGCCCATGACCATGCTTACCATCCGCCATGAGGATGTGCGGGCCATCAGCAACAGCGAATTCCGCTTTATACCCCAGGAGCGCAAAGGGACACTGCCCGAAGGAGTGAATGCATGA